GTTGAGCCTGAGCCTGTTCCTCCAACGCCGGAACAGATCATATCCGAATTAGTACAGGCTGCTCAAGATTTATTAGATACAGTATCGCGTTCTCGTAACTATGATGGTATTCTCAGCCTTTGTTCTTATGCTACTTCTAATCATATTAAGTTTGGGCCTGAGGGTAGGGCTGGAATTGCTTGGCGTGATGCGGTATGGGCAAAAAGCTATGACATCCTATTTGAGGTACAGGCTGGCCATATGGGTATTCCTTCTACGCCCGAGTTTCTTTCACTGATGCCTCTGATGGTGTGGCCAGAGGGATGATTGATGGTATCATTGATGGAGTGATTACCTAAGAAGATATGACTTCCGCAGGAGTTCTATAGAACAGCCTGAAATCGTTATTTAGTTCCATTTAAGTTTCCTACGTTTCAAAAATGAACGGAGCGTATCATGGATACATCTTATCAACGCAAAGGCACTCAAGGCCGAAAACCGACTGGGCGTAGGGAGTACCAGCTCACCCATATGTGGGAGCATCACCATGAAATACTTCGTCTCGCCATCATGGGTCATTCCCGCGATGAGATATCGGAGAAGGTCGGATGTACTCCGCAGACTGTTACTAACACGCTTAATAGTAGGCTTGGTCAGGAGAAGCTGGCTCTTCTTCGTGCTGAGCGTGATACATCTTGCACGGACGTTGCGTCCGCCATCAGGGAGTTGGCGCCCCGAGCGCTTGAAATAATGAGCGAGGTGATGGAGAATGGGACTACTCCTGCTGGTGTGAGATTAGCGGCGTCGAAAGACCTGCTTGACCGTGCAGGTTTTGCCGCCCCGAAGCAGGTGCAGGTCACTTCGGTCACGGCTCATCTGACGCATGATGAGATTAAAGAACTCAAAGACAGGGCAATGGCCACTGCTACGGCACAAGCTATTGTCGTGAACCCTTGAATGATTTGGTCAGGGTTAAAGAGGCCGAAGGGATTAAGGATGTTCTTGTACAGTGTGTCATTAGTTCCAAAGTGGCAGCGAAGACGTTGTTACCTGAGCGTTTTAAGCTACCGTTTTCCGCCTTGCATGATGTTATCTGGGCCGCCTTGGACAGTGGGCATCAGAAGATAGCGATAGCGGCTCCTCGAGGGTTTGGAAAATCGACTATTGCGAACATCGCTTTTCCGGCTAAGAAGATTTTGTTTCAGGAAACTAAGTTTTTTGTCTCTATCAGCTGCACTGCAAGTCAGGCGATTCTGCAAGCGGAGGACTTGAAGTTCGAATTAACCACTAACGACATCGTTAAGGACCTCTTCGGTCCTATGAAGTCGAAAGAACAGTTTTCAAAAGACTTGTGGGTAACTGAGACAGGCATCATGGTTCTTCCGCGTGGTGCTGGACAGCAGATTCGAGGTATCAGACATCAAGGGCATCGGCCCGACCTGATTGTTTGTGATGACCTGGAAGACTCTGAGTCGGTACTCAATGAAGATAACCGCAAGAAGTTGAAGCAATGGTTCTTCTCGGACGTTCTTAACTCGGTCGATAGGTCGAACCCCAAATGGAAGGTTGTAGTTATCGGGACTGTTCTGCACGAGGACTCCCTTTTGGAGAATCTGCTTAACGATGAAGACTGGTTCACGATTCGGCTAGAGCTTTGTAACGACGAGTATGAGAGCAATTGGCCTGATTTCATGACCACTGAGCAGGTCAAGCAGTTGGTCGAAGCGTTCAGAAAGCAGGGATTGTTAGACGTCTTTTATCGTGAGTATAGAAACATCCCTATTTCGCGTGAGGACGCTACATTCAAGCAGGAGTATTTTAAGTACTACGAGGAGACCGACAAAGAGTTTCTTGAGAATGAGCTTAGAGACACTGAAACAGTCATTCTTGTCGACCCTGCAAAAACTGTCAAGATACACTCTGCCCACAGTGCTGTTGTCGCTGTAGGGATTAACATGAAAAGCAATAAGTTTTTTATAAGGGACGTCGATGCTAGAATGATGTACCCTGACCAGATTTACGAGAGTGTTTTTGAAATGGCTAAAAGGTTCAAAACGAGGGTGGTTGGTATCGAGGTAACGTCGCTCAATGAGTTCATCACATATCCCTTCAGAAATGAAATGCTGAAGCGCGGTCAGATGATGAATTTAATCGAGCTTAAGGCGCGCGGGAAGAAGGAAGACCGTATAGCACAGATGGTTCCTTTCTACCGCGGAGGGCATGTTTATCATAATAAGACAGTTGTGACGGCAATGGAAGAGCAGTTACTCACCTTCCCTCGTTGTCGTAGGTTTGACATCATTGATGCTGTGGCTTATTTCATAGAAATCATGGAGGAAGGTAACAGGTACTTCCTTAGTGATCAGCCTGATGATGATGAGTTTAAAGATCTTGACGATGATTCCGAGCTACCGACTCTTAAGAACTTTCGCATAGAATAGGAGACAGTCATGCAGAATAACACAACCTTCGTAGAGTTTCCTGTTGATACTTTTCCTTTAGGTTTTAGTAACATAGGGACTCCGATTAATTGGACTATCGCTGGGAAAGAGGGCGCGTTGGGTAATACTATCCTCCGTGTTCTCGGGCTTACTTCTGGGATTGTTCAGTGGGGGACGGAGGTAGGGGAGTCACTCGATTTTTTGTGTAAAGTGACTATGTCGGCTAACTCTTCGTTTGGGTTGCTGCTTAGATCAGTTAACGCAGGAGGCTTGTCTAGTGGTTACTTCTTCGGAACTTTAGATGGAATGGACTTTGTTGTTCAAGAAGTGACTGATAATGTATTCGGTGATGAGCTCGGGAGCGTGACCCCTCTTATCTTTACTGATCAGCCGTTCTTTATCCGCGCCAGAGTGAATGGGTTTAACCTCTACTTGCGTGTTTGGCAGGCTGATGTTACGGAACCTGTTGTTTGGTCTGTGACTACGGCCTCTGATGAGTTCGCTGCGGGAGGGTTGTGTCTTTATGCTCTCCCGAATGATGTTCTTTTGTCAGGTATCGAGATTGATTGGCTCTCGATGAACAATACAGGAGGTTCGGCGGACACTATCGAGACTGCTAGTGTGGCTAATATTCTGGTAGATGAAACTCAGCCAGAAGACTCAGTGAAGATTAGCGCTCTTCCCCAGTATATCAGGGATACACGTGAGGCGCTTAATGATCTTTACGACAATATGTCGCCGCAGTTGCTCACAGCGGCTACTATAAGAGCTGCTTCAGAGGTAGCAGCGCACGCTGCGCTAACTGGAGTGGGAGTTCATGGCTTAGGGTCGGCTGCTACTGCTGATTTAGGTACTAGTGCATTAAATGTACCTCAGGCGCAGGACATTCCTGGGCTTGTTCCGGCTGCTTCCACGACGGTTCAAGGTAAAGTTGAGCTTGCTACTTCGGCTGAGACGCTTGCAGGTACTGATACTGCGCGTGCCGTCACTCCGAAGGGGCACAAAGACATGGACCATACAGGTTTTGTGGCTACTGCATCTGAGACTGTGGCGGGGATTGTGGAACTGGCTACTAACGCTGAGGCGTTGACCGGTACCGACACGGCACGTGCTATGACCGCTGCCGCAGTTAAGCATGTCATGGACAATATGACTTCGCCTTCTCATGTGCATGATACAGTTGATGCTCTTGATGCAGGTTTCATGTCTCCGGAGATGCTTACGACCTTAAATAGTGCTTTGCAGATCATAGCTGATAATTTTGTTACTCTAGCTATGCTGGAGCATGGTACACAGGGAGATATTCTTTACTATGGAGCGTCTGGGGCTCCCGCTAGACTATCTGCTGGAGTTACTGGGCAGGTTCTTAAGACTAACGGAGCTGGGTCAAATCCAGCTTGGGTAGATAAAACGCTTCCTGTGTCTGCAGGGGCTAATTCATATGCTTTTATTTGTCTTGATCCTATTGGAGTTGTAGGTGACTCGGCAACTCCTATTAATGGTATTGCCGCTGCATATCAAGTTTTTGATTCTGGTGTTCTTACTATTTCGTTCACCTTAAATTCAGCTCTTTATAGTGCAGCTTCTGCTAGACTATATAAAAATGGGCAGGCTGTAGGGACTCTGCGTACAACAACTGGCACTTTCTCTGAGAATATTACTGTTGCTAGGGGTGATATTATTCAACTTTATCTGACGGCATCTGTTGTTGATAATGCCACTATAACTAATTTTAAAGCTACTGCGGCAGAAGTACCGAGTGCCCCTGCCTTACTTACCGTTGCGCCTTATTACTCTTATTTAATGAGTGGAGGGGCTTAATGAATATCACTTCGCAGGAGTTAGAAGATATTATAGCAGAAGCAGCTAGACGAGCTGCGGAGGAAACTATCAAAGCTCACAAGTGTATTGCGTTTCCTACTGAGGAAGAACGTGTAGCGTTACGTAATTTCTCTGGATGGTATCAAGATGCGGTGAAGAATTCTTTTCGGGTGATAGCTTTGACTGTGTTAGTGCTGTCGGCTATTTTTCTCTTTATTTATGATCTTATAAAGTCGGGGTTAGGTATTTCCCATGGGTGACGTGACTAATAATTTTAGTAGGGATGAGTTCAAGTGTCCCTGCTGTGGACTGAATAAAACAAATGACTCTGTTATTCGGAAGCTGCAAGAACTCCGAGATGCAGTGTGCGTTGAGGCCGGGCGTGATGTTAGTTTTATTATACATTCTGGAACTCGCTGTGAGAAGCATAATAAAGAAGTTGGAGGTAAGCCTAATAGTGCTCATCTTGATGGTGACGGGATAGATATCCGTTGCAACGATGGGAACCTGCGCTATATCATAGATGGATGTGCGCGCAAGTTGGGTTACCGCAGAATTGGTATAGCTCGCGGCTTTGTTCATGTTGACCAAAGTCGTCGTCTGCCACAAGACAACTTGTGGTTATACTAGGAAAGGAGGATTAGACGATGAATAAGCTGTATCGTGTTCTGCTGTTGGTGCTGCTTGTAGTGTTCGTCGCGGTGCCTTGTATCGCGGCTGACCCTGCATTGGCCGAGGGAGTGTCCCTTGATTCCAAAGCGGTTATTCTGGCCTGTCTTCTGGCCGTCAGTGAAGCGCTCGCACTCATTCCGGCGTTGAAGAGCAACAGCATCTTCCAGTTGTGCTTTAACATCGTGAAGTGGGTCGCAGGCCGTCGGGCCAAGTAACTTCTTCATCCCAAGATGGTGTACTCCTCCCCTTCCAGCAGAAGGGGAGGAGACTTTAATAGGAGCTTATTGTGACGCTGAAGAAAATCTCATACGGTTCTATGCGTGATGTGCATATGTATGATGATGCAGAGTTTCCGTATGCTGTAGAGACTGATGGTAGAATAAAATGTGCATCAGGTATTAATGTTGGCGAAGTAATG